TCTTCATCGTCGCTTGACTCATCAACTTCTTCGTCAGTTGCTTCGTCTAAGTCTTCGTCTGCTGACTCTTTAGTGTCTTCATCATCTGAAGATTCTTTAGTTTCTTCATCTGTGGACTCATTAGCATCTTCGTCTTTACTAGACTCGTCTACTTCTTTGTCAGTTTCCTCTAGATCATTTTCTAGTAGGTTTTCATAAATTTCTCTTGATTTTTCAACTACAATCTCGTGGAACAATTCTTCTGCTCCAGCACGATCTTCATTGACTAGTTTTTCGAGCATGTTCTCGAACTTGTTTAGATCTGCCATTTTCTGTCTCCTGGTTTAAATAAAATTACCTTACGGTAAGGCTGTCATTAATATTTACTATTTATACAGAAAAGTACGTAGATATAGGCTCAAAATGAGCCGTTTTTAAGGATTCAACGAAAAATTGAAAGATTTTACTAAATCTTCCGATGTTATGTGAGAAATGTTTCCAAAGTTAGCAAAAGGCTCTGGAATAAATCCGTTTTCGTGTCCTAACACTCTTATATATCTTTTTTCGTTATTTTTCTGAAAAACAGTAGTCGTTTGGCGTAACCAATTGCCATAGTATGTTGATGTATCGTGTTCACGTTTATAATTTGGTGAACCACTGTACAAATTGTTTACTCTTTTGTGTTCGGGGCCTATTCCTTGATAATCAAAGCCTAATATGTATATTGTTTTGTGTCCGTGACTGCTTGCAAAATCAAGTGCTGTTGGTCCACTGCTCCATCCTTTGCTAGGTTCAAAATAATTTAATCCACTATATTTTTCGTAAGACTTGTTATAATTTGTCCATACTTGACCTTCTTTATGATATCTGTATTGAACAATTTCGTTGACCATTTTAGTATCAACAGCAATTAAATAGTCAGGTTTGAATTCTCTATATACTGCATTACAAGCATATATAGTTCCAAATTTTCTAAGTGGTTCTAATGGGATTCGGCGACGGCTTATACCGTTACCTAATACAAAGGCTATACTCAATTATCATACTCCGCCGGCCTCTGCGTTTGCCGCTATGCCGTACATTTGTCTTACAAAATGCAAGTCTTTTGCTTGCTCTTCTTTATGTACCTCTGCGGCTAATCTTGCACGATTAATTTGGCGAAGTGTGAGTCGAGTTTTACGAGTTGAATCAAAGTCTACTGGTGACTGGTCGTCTTTAGCAGAATAACGTTTGTCTTCTACAGGCTCAAGTGTTTCTTTGTCAAAGTAAAATATTTCTCTTAGTATCATACTGTTATTTATACCGTTACGTCAGTTGCGCCTTCTTGAGGTACGCCGTCACCGCCAGTTGCTGTATCAGGTGCATCTGCCGCACCTCCGTCAATTGGTGCTTCACCGCCTGGTACTTCTGCATCCATGTCACCCATATCTGCATCAATGCCTGCTCCGCTAATGCCTGCGCCTCTAAGTTCTCCACCTGCGTCAGTTGGTGGTGGAGTAATATTCTCATCGTTTTCTTCTCGCCATAGTCTTTCGTTCTCAGTAAGTTCTTCTTCACTAAGACCTAAGTATCGTTTCATTGCAAAGCGATTTGAAACATAAGGTATTGCGCTCATTTGTGTAAATGTTGGAATACGTGCATTATCAATTTCACTTTGTCTATATGCCGCAAAGTTTTGTGGTGGTTGGAATCTAATGTCAAACATTGCAGTATCAATGTTTACACCTCGTTCTAATAGATAGCGTTTAAATTCTTGATTTATATCTTCAATTAATAAACCTTGTAATCTTTCGCAATATGTATTAAATCTTAATTCTTGAATGTATGCTGTACCTACTCTACCGTCATTATATTGAGCGGCACTATCGTCAGCACCAGTTGGCAAGTAACTTGACGGAATACGTAAGCCACGAACTAACTTGTTGGTAAAGTATCTTAAGTCGTCAATTTCACCTAGGTTAGTACCGCCGGGCAGTGTTTCAACTTTTGATCCACGTCCTTCAGCAGTTTGAGGGAAAAAGTAATCTTCGTTAATTGACAGGGGATTGTAAGAACTGTCTATGACATTTGTGCCTCCACCTGTTGACGATGGGATACGTCTTTGATGTATTTCCGTCTTAACACGTTCTACAAATTGCATTGCCAAGTGACTTGGCATGTTGCCCACATCAACGTAGAATACTCTGCGCTCTGGCGCACGTTGGACACGATAGATAATAATCGCATCTTCAAGTAATTCTTTTTGTTTGTATACTTTAAATATTGTTTCTAATAATGAGTTACCAAAAGGAAAGTTGTTGTCTAAGCCTTCTGATAGACTTAGGTGTACTACATTCTGTGCATCAATAGCAACTTCGCCTTCTCCTTCTTGGAATCTACTTCCACTTTGTCTTGGAGAGTTGCCTACCATGCCACGAACGCCACCTTGTAAATATCCATCGCCACCGCCTGTAACATTTCCATTAGTTTGAAAAGGTGTTGTTGCAACCATGTCTTTAAAATTTAAATTAAAGTCTTTGATTACATATTGTTGTGGCTTTTTGCCTTCTGATTCGTTAACAATAATTCTTGCAACGTTTGCAGAATCAACATGAAATAATTTTTTAGTTTCTGGATCTCTAATAAAAAATTGATCGCCATACTTAAAAGTATTACGTAAAATCCTAAACATACGTGTATCAAATTTTTGTAACTTATTCCACTGTTGCAAATATTGCTGTAAAATAGTTGTTTCGCTTGTCGTTGCTGATTTCTTAAAGTCGATTGTAAAAGGAGTTTTGTTTTGTGAATTTTTCTGTGAACAGAATTCTGCAAGAATATCCAATGCGGCATTTACTTCTGAATCTAAATCCATAGTATTGTATTGCCCGTAACGCTCAACTCTATTAGGAGCACCTACATATACATCTGGCAAATATGAACTATAGTTTGTTCGTGCTGGCCCTGCAGTACCACTGCCGCCGCGACCGCCTCCTAAAGGGCTATAATTTCCGCCCGGGTTATCGCCTGTAGGCACTGGTGTAAAATATTTTTTCCAACTCATTGTTTATCCTTAATATGCGCTCTCTGGATCTTTTTCTAGAATCCGTCTTGTTAGTGTATTATTTTCACGCATAAGTGTGATTAATGTTTCCATGTTACTACTACTTATGCCCGATCCACCTGATCCACCGCTAAGAAAGGATCCTGCATTTGGGCCGGTTCCCTTTGTAAAGAATCCATTGTTATCTTTTGATAATTCAGAATTTAGATCTTTCATTTGATCTACTAATTTGTCTAATGCTTCTGCAAAATCTTCAACATTTTTTGCATTTAAGTCATCTGCAAAAGATTTTAAGCCTTGCAATCCGCCTGATGATGCTACTAAGTTTGCAACTGCTGTGCCATCAACTGCACTAAACTTATTAATACCTTCAACCATTTTATCAAATGGTGATTTCACACCAAAGAAACTAGCAATGCTATCTAATACTCCGCCTGCGGCTAATCCTATCATTGCACTACCTAAATCACCTAGTGCTACTGCAACGTCTTTTAAATTTGCTGTATCTTTAACTGCGGCCATTCTTTCAACGCCAGCCGCCATTTTTTCTATACCTGTACCAGCCGATTCAATACCTTTACCTGCTAAGGCAATTGCCGCTCCTGTACCAATTAACAATCCTGCTAATGTTGCCGCACCTAGTATAACTTGTGGTCCTGCAAATCCTCTAAGTAATGATTGGAAGCCTTTTATTGCAAGGTAAACTGTACCACCTGCCGCAACCATTACTGCTAGTTTTGATAAAGCACCGTCTATACCTGAGAACATGCCTCCGCCGCCGCCACTGCTTTCTGTTGCTCCGCTTTGGCCTGGTGGACCTTCTTGTTTTTCTTCGCCGCCACCAAAGATCTTGCCCATTATCATTCCGCCTAGACCAGAAAGTCCGTCTGCTAAATATCCTCCAATGGTAGCCATTAGATTGCCATTTTTAAATGCATCAACAAGTTCTTTAAATTTGTCTGAAAGCGTTGTTGCAAAAGACTTTATTTTTTCAATACCTTCAGGGCTTCCTAACCAAGTGGTAAAACTTCCTAGAGTATCTTCTACTACTTTGAATACTCCTGATTTAATTAAAGCATCGTAAATTTTGTTTTTTGCGTCTTGTAGTATACGTTCAAAGTCTGCTAACCCTTTTGCTCTCGATTCTTCAGCCTTTTTTTGTTCTTTTTGTACATCTGTTAACCCTTTACCGGCATTCTTCAATCCAATAATTTCAACAACTGCACTACCAACGCTACTACCCATTGCTTGTAGTGTTGAGTACTGTTGTTTTTGTGCATCGGTCATATTGTCTGCCATCTCAGCAGTTTTTCTAATCTCAGCCATAAACTCGTCTTGTGTTACTGTACCATTTTTAAGTCCATCGGACATTGCCGCTAAGTTTGGATTCAAACGTATTAAATCTTGACCCATTTCATCTAACGGAACACCACCTGTTGCAACCATTTCTGCTATTGCATTTTTTAGTCCTGGGCTTGCATCTCCCATCATAGTCATAACACCATTAAGATTCTGTTGTGCCGCTTCGTCCATTGTATTAAAGATCAACTTAAGACGTTTGTCTGCCATGTTATCTTTCATTTCTGCCATGATCTGATCTCTACGCTTACCAGTTACTCTAGCAAGTTTATCAATTTCCATTACAGTACTTGAAACACCTGCTGTTAATTCTCTGTTAGACATACGTTGTGAACGACCTAAACTTGTTTGCAATTCTAAATAGTCTGCTGTATATTCAGCAGTCTCTTCCATAGTTAAACCTAAACGACTAAATGTAGGACCCATGTTTTTTTGAATTTGTCCACTAATTTGAGCAAAACGTTTTGCACCTTCAGAGGCACTTCCTCCAAATAATGCTAAAGATTGTGCATTAGATTGTATTACACTCTGAAAGGTTTCTAGGCTTAATCCTGCTTGAGTTGCCGCTAATTTTGCACCAAAAAGGCTGTCACCAAAATCAATTCCAACTTGTGATAATTCTCTAAATGTTTGAACATTTGAATCTACAACACCAATTAATAATTGCAATGCTCCGCCGACCATTGGGCCAACTATAGGTATTGCTGATAATGCCCCTGTAATATGTGATGTAAAGTCTGATATAGATGTTGCACCACCTAAAAATTCATGGCCTAACCCAGATAGCATAGC